GGCGTCGAAGTTGCCCAGGTCCCATCGGGCCCGCCGCCCGACCTGCCGGACCTGCCCGGGCCCGAAGGCCACTGGCACTCGATCGCCGTCGATTGGTACATGTCGCTGCGCGAGTCCGGCCAGGCCGTCTTCTACCAGCCGTCGGACTGGGCGATGGCCCGGTACGCGGCTGAGCTGATGTCGCGGCTGTTGTCGGCGGACAGGGACAAGATGCCGAACGGCCAAGCTGTCGCTGCTCTGGACTCGGTGATGGCGCGGCTGCTCACGACGGAGGGCGACCGGCGCCGAGCTCGCATCGAGCTCGAGCGGAAGCCGATCGCGCAGCAGACGCCGGCGTCAGTGACGGCGATCGCCGACTACCGTGCCGCGATCGGTGGCTGACGAGAAAGTCCCCGAGGTCGTCACCCCGTTCACGCTCGGCCCGTCATGGCGCCGCGGCCAGGACGGCCGGTTCGTCCTGCCGGAGTTCACGTTGGGCTGGCATGCGCTGGCGTGGTCGTCGATGTACCTGCAGCACTACGCGGGCGCACCGTGGCGGTACACGCCGGAGCAGGCCCGCCTGACGCTGTGGTGGTACGCGGTCGACCCGGCGACGAACCGGTTCGTGTGGCGCGACGGCGTGATCCAGCGACTGAAGGGCTGGGGCAAGGACCCGCTCATCGCGACCTGGAGCGCCTTCGAGTTCGTTGGCCCGTGCCGTCCGTCTGGCGCTGTCGCTGATGAGGGTGACCCGTCGGGCGTGCCCGCGGGCCAGCCGCTCGGGATGCAGCATCCTGCGGCGTGGGTGCAGATCGCGGCGGTCTCGCAGGACCAGACCCGCAACACGATGACGCTCTTCCCGAGCATCTTCACGCGGCGGGCGCTCGAGGAGCACCGGATCGACCTCGGCAAGGAGATCATCTACGCCGACAAGGGCCGGGCCCGCATCGAGGCCGTCACGAGCTCGCCCCGGGCGCTCGAGGGCGGCCGGCCGACGAACGTGAACCTCGGCGAGACGCACCACTGGGTGGAGTCGAACGGCGGGCACGAGATGGCTGCGGTCATCGAGCGCAACGCGACCAAGTCGGCGGACGGGCAATCCCGGACGCTGGCGAACACGAACGCCTACGAGCCCGGCGAGGACTCGGTGGCGGAACGGACCCGCGAGGCTTTCGAATCGGCGGCCTCGGGCCGGGTGGCGGACGTCGGACTGTTCTACGACTCACTGGAGGCTCCGGCCGAGGCGAAATTGACCGAGGCGTGGATCGAGCCGACCCTGCGCGCGGTCCGCGGCGACTCGACGTGGCTGGACATCGAGCGGCTCAAGGCGTCGATCCTCGACGTCCGGAACCCGCCGTCCAGGTCCCGCCGCTTCTGGTTCAACCAGATCACCGCGGCCGAGGACGCCTACCTGGCGCCCTACGAATGGGACGCCTGCCCGCACGAGGGCATCGAGCTCCAGGCCGGCGACGAGCTGGTGCTGTTCTTCGACGGTTCCAAGAGCGACGACGCGACAGCCCTGGTCGGGTGCCGCATCTCGGACGGGCACCTCCACACCTTCGGGGTATGGCAGCGCCCGGCGAACTGGCCGGACGGAACGCCGTGGCGGGTGCCGCGCGAGCAGGTCGACGGGGTGGTGGACAACGTGTTTGCCACGTACAAGCCCCTGGCGTTCTTCGCCGACCCGGGCGCCGGCCAGGACGACGCGGACGGCGAACGCTACTGGGACGGCTTCGTCGACGCCTGGGCGCAGCGGTACGGGAAGCGGCTCAAGCTGAAGGCCGTCACCTCCGGCCATGGCCAGCACGCGGTGATGTGGGACATGCGTGACCGGCGCCGTCAGGCGACGTTCACCGAGGCGGTGGACCGGTTCTACCGGGACGTCTTGGAGCGCCAGCTCACCCACGACGGCCACAAGGTACTGCGGCAGCACATCGCGAACGCGAGGCGCCGCACGAACGCGTGGGGCTACACGATCGGCAAGGAGCACCGCGAGAGCGCCCGGAAGGTTGACCTCGCGATCTGCGCCATCGGCGCCCGGATGCTTCGGCGGATGGTCATGAACTCAACGGCGTGGTCGAAGAGATCGTCGGCGCGCGGCAAGGGACGGGTGGTGGTGCTGCGATGACGACTCCCACTCTTCGCCTGCTGAGCCTTTCGGACGACGAGCAGCGGGCTATGACGATGCTGCGGTCGGATCTGCTGGACCAACGGTTCAAGCTGGAGCTGCTCGACGCGTACTTCGGTGGCGAGCAGCTGGTGCGAGACCTCGGCATCAGCGTCCCGCCGCAGCTGAAGAACCTTCACACGGTCATCGGCTGGCCGCGAATCGGTGTCGAGGCGCTGGAACAGCGGTTGGATCTGGAGGCGTTCCGGTGGGCTGACGGTTCCGACTCGACGGACTTGGACGAGATTGTCGAGGCGAACGACTGGCTCGATGAGGCGTCGCTCGCTCACCTGGACGCGCTGACCTACGGGCGCGAGTACGTCGCAGCGGGGTCCGGCGATGGTTCTGGTGCTCCTCCGCTGGTGACGTTCGAGTCGCCGCTGGACATGACGATGGACTGGGATGCTCGCCGACGCGCGGCGCGCTCTGCTCTTCGGGAGTGTCAGGCTGACCGGCTCGACTACGGCCTTGCGCCGGAGGAGCGCCTCGCCACTCTGTACCTTCCCGACCAGACGATTCAGACGGTCCAGACCGACGGCGGCTGGGAAGTCATTGACCGGGACATTCACAAGCTCGACGTGGTGCCGGTGCTGCGGATGGCGAATCGGCAGCGGACCGCGGACCGGGTCGGGAAGTCGGAAATCACCCCCGAGGTCATGTCCATCACTGATGCGGCATGCCGCCGGCTGATGGGTATCGAGGTGGCGTCCGAGTTCTTCGGGGCGCCGCAGCGGTACATTCTCGGCGCGTCGGAGTCGGCGTTTCAGGATCCTGAGGGGAACGCCAAGAGCGCCTGGGAGACGTACATCGGCCGCGTCTTGGCGCTGGAGCGGGACGAGGAAGGCGCCGTCCCGGAGGTCGGCCAGTTCACGGCCCACGACCCGTCCGGACAGACAAAGATCATCGACCTGTACGCGCGGATCATGGCGACGCAGCTGGGCCTGCCGCCGCACATGCTGGGCTACACCAGCGACAACCCGGCGAGCGCGGACGCGATCCGTTCCTCCGAGGGGATGCTGGTCAAGAAGGCCGAGCGCCGGATCCGCCGCTTCGGGGCAACGCATCGTGAGGCGATGCGGCTGGCGCTGTGGGTGCGTGACGGCACCCCGCCGGACAAGTCCCGCCGCATCGAGGCGGTCTGGCGGAACCCGGCAACACCGACCCTGGCAGCTCAGACGGATGCCGCGGTGAAGATGGTGCAGGCCGGGCTGCTTCCTGCTGAAAGCGATGTCGCGCTAGAGATGGCCGGCCTCACCGAGGATCAGCGCCAGCGGGTGGCGGCCGAGCGGCGCCGGGCGCAGGGGCGGCAGCTCTTGGCCTCCCTCACGGCGGCGGGCGGCGATGCGCAGCCTGCCGCGGACCCGGAGGCCGACAGTGGCGACGCTGGTCTCTGACGACGGCGCCGCGGCGGACGGGCACAGGCGGGCGCAGCAGGGTCTGACCCGGCTGCTGACTCGGGACATGCGCGGCCTGCGGCGGCTGATCATTCCGTCGAGGCTGCAGGCGTCTGTCCCTGACTGGATCGCGGCCGTCCGGGCGTTGGTCGACCAGTACGGTTCGGCTTCGGCGACGTTGGCGGCGGACTACTACGAGGCTGAGCGTGTGGCGGCCGCGGTGACGGGCCGGTTCACGGTTCCGCTGCTGGATCCGCCGCCAGACGAGCAGGTCGACAACTCGCTGCGGTGGGCGACCAAGGACGTTTGGGAGCGAGATCCGGACGACCCGGCGACCACGGATGTCCAGCGTGAGCCGCTCGAGGTCCGCCTCGACCAGGCCGAGAAGAAGGCCGAGGCGGTCACGCAAAAGCTGGTGACCGACCAGGGCCGCGGGACTGTCCAGGAGGCAGTCCGCCGAGATCGGCAAGCCACCGCATGGGCGCGCGCGGCAGCGCTCGGAGCGTGCGCATTCTGCAAGCTCCTTGCGACTCGCGGCGCGGTCTACAAGCAGGACACAGCAGACTTCCGGTCGCACGACGGCTGCCACTGCGGCGTCGTCCCGGTTTTCCGAGGACAGCAGTTCGAGCTGTCCGATCACGCGCGTGAGTGGGAGCGGCTGTACCGCGAGTTCGCGGCGCCCCACTCCGGCGACCAGCTGACGCGATTCCGTCAGGCGCTCGCCGACAACGGGCATCTGCCCGCTCTGTAACCCCATGGCCGCCCTGGCGGTGGCCTTTCTCAGCCCCAGGAGGGCGACCCAGCTATGCCCGAAGAGACGACGACCGAGCAGGTCGAGCAGCAGCCGGAGACCGAGACCGCCCCGGAGGTGGAGGTCACCAAGTCGGATCCCTGGTCCGACCCGGAGGCGGCGCGCAAGGAGATCGAGAAGCTCCGCAAGGAGTCTGCGTCCTATCGGACGAAGGCCAAGGAGCTGGAGCCCTTCGCGAAGAAGGCGAAGGAGCTCGAGGACGCGCAGAAGTCCGATGCTGAGCGGCTCGGTGAGCAGTTGGCCGCCGCGCAGGAGCGGGCCGCGAAGGCGGTCCGGGCCGCGGTTGCCTCGAAGGTTGAGGCGCTGGCCGCGCGGGACTTCGCCGATCCGGAGGACGCCGCGGGCGCCCTCGATCTCGCCTCCTACGTCGACGACGACGGGGTCATCGACTCCGACGCCATCAAGGCCGATCTGGCTGACCTGCTGAAGCGGAAGCCGCACTGGGGCCAGCCGGACGAGGGTCCGCGCTCACCCCGGCCGGACCGTACTCAGGGCTCCTCGGGCAATGGCAATCGCACATCTTCCGATCCCGGCGACATCTTCGCTGGACTCATGCAGAAGGCCCTGAAGGGCCACTGAGAGAGGTAGCCCTCCATGGCTCACACGAATCCCATCAAGCTCTCGGACGTCGATGCGACGTTCCTCCCCCCGACCCTGACCGGGCCGATCTTCGAGAAGTCCGTCGAGCAGTCGGCCGTCATGTCCCTGGCCCGCCGGGTTCCGCTCTCCATGAGCGCGAACACCGCGGTCCCGGTGCCGCTGGACGTGCCGACCGCTGACTGGGTCGAGCAGGCCGGCCGGAAGCCGCTGGGTACGGGCGGCGTCGACATCAAGCAGATGACCGGCAAGAAGATCGCCGTCCTCATCCCCGTCGCGATGGAGGTCGTGCAGTCGAACGCTGCCGGCCTCTGGACCCAGCTGCAGGAGGACTTGCCGACCGCGTTCTCCCGCGCGTTCGACCGGGCCGCGATCCACGGCAAGACGATGAAGGGCGCCACTGGCCCCTTCGCCGACTACCTGACCCAGACCACGAAGGCTGTCACCCTGGGCACCACGACCCAGGCGAACGGCGGGATCTGGGGCGACTTCGTCAAGGGCATGGGCGACGTCGTCGACGACGACTGGGACTACACCGGCACCGTCGCCGACCACCGCCTGAAGATGAAGCTCCTCGGCGCCACGGACACCACCGGCCGCCCGATCCTCGTCGACACCACCCAGCCGGGCACCGGTGCGGCTCTGGCCGGTTCGCTGGTCGGTGAGCCGATCGCGTACTCCCGGAGCGTCTCGGGCAAGCTGCGGCGCCAGTCCGGCACGGTCGACACCGGCCTGCGCGCGATCGGCGGCGACTGGTCGCAGACCGCGTTCGGCGTCGGCATGGACGTCACCGTGCGGATCTCCCGCGAGGCGACGTACATCGACGAGGACGGCGGCGTCCACTCGGCGTTCCAGGAGAACCTGGTGCTCCTGCTGGCCGAGGCGTACTACGGGTTCGTCCTGGGTGACGCGGAGGCGTTCGTGAAGTTCACCGGCACCCCGAGCGGTACCTGATGGCCCGGGCTGTCCCGGCTTCCGCGCCGGGCGGGGCAGCCAGGCCACTGTCGATCGTGGCCCGCGTTCACCTCATGCCGCCGCAGCACAACGCGGGCGCCGAGCACATGCTCGTGTCCATGCTGCGGCCGCTGGTCGAACGCGGCCACGACGTGCAGGTGTGGCTGTCCCGCTACGGCAGGATCAACGAGCCCTACGACTACCGAGGTATCCAGGTGGTGCCGCTGGAGGCCCGTCTGGACTTCCCGACGGCGGTCCGGAAGGCGGACGTCCTGGTGTCGCACCTGGAGTGCGTGCCGTCGACGTCGGCCCTTGCCCGCGGGTACGGGAAGCCGGTGGTGGCGATCTGCCACAACACGCACCGGCCCACCTTCCGCGACATGGCGGCCGGGGGCACTGCACTCGCGGTCTACAACAGCCAGTGGATGCAGGCGGAGGCCGAGCTGTTCTTCGCCGAGTATCCGAAGTCGGTCCGCCCGGCCGCCGAGCTCGTCGTGCGGCCCCCGGTGATGGCCGAGGACTACGCGACCAAGCCGGGCAAGGCGATCACGCTGGTCAACTGCAATCCGGAGAAGGGCGGCCACGTCCTCGAGGCGCTCGCCCGCCGCATGCCGGACCAGCAGTTCCTCGCCGTGCGCGGCGCCTACGGGGAGCAGGTCCTCCCGGACCTTCCGAATGTCGAGACCGTCGAGCACGTCGACGGCCGGGACATGTGCGAGCAGGTGTACGGGCGCACGAAGGTGCTGCTCATGCCCAGCTCCTACGAGTCCTGGGGTCGGGCCGGGGTGGAGGCGCTCGCCTCCGGCATCCCGGTGGTGGCCCACCCGACACCGGGGCTCTGTGAGTCGCTGGGCGAGGCCGGCGTCTTCGTCGACCGGAACGATCTCGACGGCTACGAGGCGGTGCTGCGGAAGCTCCTGACGCCGGCCGAGTACCGGCTGGCGTCGAAGCGGGCGCGGGCCCGGTCCGCGGAGCTGGATCCGACGGCCGAGCTGGCCGACTGGTGCGACGCGATCGAGGGCCTGGCCAGATAGGAGGACGTCATGGAGTTCACCGCTCCGACGGCCGAGCAGCTCGGCATGTATCTGGGGCTCCCTGAGATCGATGGGGACCGGGCCGACCTGCTGATTCAGCAGGCGGTCGCCTTGGCCGAGTCGGTCGTGAAGCCCCTTCCCGACCAGGCGACGGCCGTTGTGCTGTCGGTGGCGGGCCGCGCCTACGTGAATCCGCAGCAGGTGTCCTACGAGACGATCGGCCCGATGTCGGTGCAGCGGCCGTCGGGGTCGGGCGGCCTGTACCTCACCAAGTCCGACAAGGCGGCGCTGAAGTCGCTGGCCGGCCGGGGCGGCGCGTTCAGCGTCGACCCGACACCGGCAACGGCCGACCCGTCGCCGACATGGCCAGTCGTAGGCCTGGACGGGTTCGGCCGGGCCCACGAGCCGGGCTGGGGCTGGGTGTAGTGCCCGGCCCGTACCCCTACGGGGAGACGATCATTCGGGTGCGCCGAGGCCCGTCCCCTGGCCGGGACGGTCGCGGCCAGCCGATCCCTGGCCCACTGACAGAGACCCCGGTCGCCGGCTGCGTTGTGGCGCCGCGTGCGGAGACGCCGACGGTGGGCGGGGACGCTCAGCAGGCCCGGGACACCGTCATCGTCGGATTCACCGTGTACGCCCCACCGGGCACGGACGTGCTTACCACGGATCAGATCCGGATCCGTGGCCAGGTCTGCGAGGTGACGGGCGAGCCGGGCGACTGGCACCAGAACCCGTTCACCGGTACTCGCGGCCCGGTTCAGTTCGCCGCTGACCGCGTCACCGGGTAGGGCGCGCCTGCTCGACGGCGGCGATCAGCTTCGCGGCCGCGTCGTTGGCGCTGTGGCGGATCGACAGGCTGTGCGGATCGGACTGCGGTGGCCGGCCACCGGTGAGCAGGCCCTTGGACTCCGTCGCGGGCGCGCTGCCGGGGAGCACGAACTGCACGTAGCCGTGGAACAGCCGGGTACCGGGCTTGAGCCGGGTGCCGGTGACGTCCGCGGCCCGGATCCGGAACTGCCGCTGCTGCTGGCCGACTTCCTTCTTCGTGATGGTGATCCAGTCCCCGTCGAAGCTGATGGATCCCTGCACGCCTTTGACGTCCATGCCGCCCCCAGATGAGTAGGTGGTCATGATGCCCGCGAAGTTCAAGATGTCCAAGAAGGGCGTCGGGCAGCTCCTCAGATCGCCGATGATCCAGGCGGAGATGGAGCGCCGGGCGAACGTCATTGAGTTGGTGGCCGTGTCCATCGCCCCCGTTGGCGAGAGCGCTTGGGATCCGCACCCGGGCCACTACAAGGGCTCCTTCAAGGTCACGTCCACGGCGCGTGGCGGCCGGCGTAAGGACCGCGCCACCGCCACCGTGCGGAACACCGCTTACTACGCCCGGTGGGTGGAGTACGGCACAGAAAAGGTCCGCGCGCACCACGTGCTCCTGCGCGCCGCACAAGCGGGCGGCCGCTGATGGCCGCGGTCGGCTCGGTCGACATCGAGCTGGAGCTCATCGGCTGGCTGCAGGCTCGCCTCGGCGCCGGCGTCGTTGTGCGCGATGAGCTCGACAACAACCTCCTTGAGGAGCTCCCGACGGTGCAGGTCGAGGCCGTCGGTGGCGATGACGACGGGTTCCGCCTCGACCGGGCGCTCGTCGATGTGAACCTGTACGCGGCCACGCGAGCAGAGGCCATCGCTCTCGCGGCAGCCGTCCACGCCCTGCTCCTGCAGGAACTGCGCGGCTCATCGACGGCTGCGGCGGTCTTCGGCTCGGTGCGGGCAGCGGCCCGTCCCGCCGTCCGGCCCTACGAGAACGTTGCGCTCCGCCGAGTCGGAGCGACCTACCAAATCCACAGTCACCCGGTCTCCTGACCGGCCTGGGCCCGCGCCGGACCCCTGTACCCGCCCGTGCGCGGGCTCTTCCATGTCTGGAGAAACTCATGGTCAACATCACCCGCGCTGCGGATCTCACGATGGTCGGCGCGAACGGCGGGGCCTGGGTGGCCCCGGTCGGTACGCTCGCCCTGGCGTCCCCGCTCGACCAGCCGACCGACCCGTGGGCGGCGCTCGGCGCGATCAGCGACGACGGTCTCGTGAATGGCTGGGACGAGGACTCCCAGGAGTTCACCCCGTGGGGTCTGACCTCCCCGTTCCGCACCCAGATCACCAAGAGCGTGCGCACGTTCTCGGCGACGATGTGGGAGACCTCCCGCACGTCGGTGATGAGCCTGCACTACCGGCTCGACGAGGCCGACCTCACCCCGGACGTGGGCGGCATCACGAAGTTCGCGGAGACCGCCAGCCCGGTCCCGGACCGGCGGGCGTTCTGGTTCATCGTCCTCGACGGCGAGTCCGCCCGCGGCTTCTACGTCCCCCAGGGCGAAATTTCGGACCGCTCCGACGTCACGTACAAGCAGGACGAGATGTCCGGCTTCGAGTGGACGATCACCACCTATCCGGACGCCGCTGGCAACACCGTCTACCACGTCGACAAGCTGCCGATCACGCCGGCCGACCCGGCGTCCTGAGCTGGGTGGGCGGCCCATTCCCTGGCGCGGGCCCGGTCCGCCCACCCTTCTTTCCCTTGCCCGCGCCATGACCCTGGAGGCCCGCGCCCATGACCGAGAAGACCCCCGAAGTAACTCCCGCGGAGGCGCAGGAGATCGAAGTCGTCGGCCACTACGTCAAGGTGGTCCTCGCCGACGAGGTGCTGGAGATCGTGCCGCCGGGCGCGTGGCGGCAGTCGTGGCAGCGGAAGCTGAAGGCCGGGGACATGGACGAGTTCCTCGAAGACGTCCTCAGTCCCAACTCCTACGAGCTGTACCTCGACCTCGACCCGACGAACGACGACATCGGTGAGATGCTCAACACGGCTGGCGAGGTTGCGGGCGAGTCGGTGGGAAAGTCCAGTGGACCGCGTCCGTCGTCGAGGAGCACGCGGAAGCGGTAGAGGCTGACCTCTGGCGCTTCTATCAGCGGGACCTCCTCGACGTGCACCGTGGTGCGATGACGTGGCGGCAGCTGCGGGTGCTGATCCAGCACCTGCCGCCT